TCATTATAGTTTTCCCTGCCTGTGGAGGAAAGGGATGTGATTACCTTGCCCATATTACATTCTCTAAATTGTTAAGTAATTTCTTATGCAGTCCGAAACCATTGCAGTACTCTTTAATGAGTTGGAATAGGTCAGCATTGCCATTGTGTTCTATACACACCATTTGTGTATGCGATAGATTAATCTGTTCGAGTATCTCAAAGTCCATACCTTCTGCATCAATGCTGATAAAATCAAATACCTTGTATGGTGAGTTCTTGACTAATGTCTTGTATGTCCACACTTCTGTCATGCGTTCCTTAAACTCTGTACCATTCCATCTTTTCATCTCTGATTTCTTAATGGTTGATAGCAGCGATACATCACCCCTATTGAGATGTGTACCCATTTCATGGAAGGTACAAGTGCCATCTGCCGTACCTATTGCCACATTGAACGCTTTTACCTTGTCATTTGGTGGTATGCGATTGAAGGCATCTTCACTCGGCTCAACAAGTACACCACCCCATCCGTTTAGTTGCAGGGCATAGGTATTTGATAACGTAACACCATCATTAGCACCGATGTCGAGGAACACTCCCGATGTGCGGAAGTACTGCTCGATTACGTCTTGTTCGTTGTTTTGTGAGTATCTCATTTGCCGTAGGTTTGGGTGTAGTATTGTTCTGCGTTAAATGGAATGTCTTTTGTACCTCTTTCATCCCCCGCAACAAACGCATCCTCTATCTGCTGCTGAAACATTTCTTTGGTTTCTCTATATGCTACAAGATTTTTATAATCTTTTGTTATTAACAAACCTTGATTTGCTAATTTTTCAAATGCAATGTCCACTGCCGTCTGTTGTGCCATGTTATTTCTGTTTTAGTTTTTCAATCTCCCTTTCAATATACCATTTCGCTTTTTCCAAATCCTCAATAGGATTATCCGTCTTTCGCCCTGCCCTTGCAACATACTTGATTACATTGCCCAAGCAGAAGTTCAATCCCCACGCTTCGATTACGTTGATGGCTTCGTAGGTGCCGGAGTGGTAGTAAGTAGCAATATACCTTGCTTTATTTCTTATTTCACAATAAAAACAAGGAACACCTTTATTACCTATTCCTCCTGTTAATAATCCAGAATCTTGGCAATAATTACAAATATGCTCTCCCATAACTTACTTATTCGTTCTGAACTGATAATGATAAAGTTCCTTATCAATCTTGACCTCTGTCTGCAGAACCTTTGCATTGTGCATTGCAGTAGCATAAAGGTAATCTTCCCCTATCTTAATGTCCTGAAATGGGAACTTTACGGCAATCTCCCTGCGTACCGGTACAATGTGATTAGGATAGCGATAATAAGCACCGTCTTTGGCCTCATAGCCGTATTCCTTACTGATATACCACTTCCGCTCATCCTTGCCGTTGGTGGTCATTATTCCGTTAAATACGATAACATCGGGATCCTGCTTTGCTGCTTCAAGTATGTCAGCAATGTAGGTGGATGCTATCATGTCATCGTCATCCACGAATACGATATACTTCCCTGTTGACTTGCCTATAAGGTAATTCCGTTTGCGGCCTGTACTCATGGCACCATTATCCGATTCGACAATGATTTCAACCTCATCAGTTAGCTGATTAGATAACCGTGCTTTTTGCTGCACTAATTCCTGCAATAGTCGGGTGAGATAACCCTCACGGCCTTGAATGGTGCAGATTAGAATTGATAGGGTCATAGTGCTTCGATTTCGGCTTTTACTTGTTGCCAATAATCTACTTCTTCTTCTAAAAGCCAATAGGTCTTATCTTTATTGGTGTAAGTTTTTATAATCTCATCTACTGCAATTAAGGCGTACTTCTTTGCAATAGCAACCATATTGTCGCACCTATCAACACATTGCATACATCCTTCACAATCTGATGGCATTCTTATTTCAGAAAAGTAATTATCAAATAATTCTTGCGCTTTCTCTTTCGGTGTCATACGGTTTCATTTGGGAATCCGGCGGCTGACCGCTTGATATATGTTTGTTCATCTATGTGGTAATAACCCTGCGTGTGCCTTAACTGCGCATCAATAGGCTCACCGGTCCATGCCGGGTGGTAATGGTCGAAGATACGCTCGGGAACATATTTCCACTTCCCCAACTTCTTCGCCACATCCATAGCTTCGTTATCGCACCATAAAGAAAAGTATTGTGGGTGGTAGATGTAGTTGAACCGCTCATAGTAAGTCCTACCCATTATGCTCATGGTAGGTAGCAAATGATTAACCCTGCCATCCGGAAAGTGGATGAATTGGTCAAGATTGTCAGCGAAGGCATTGATTATTTTAATGTCATAACCTGGTACAAGGAATCTCATGTCATCGCTCATATTCACCACTATATCGCCCTTCCATCCTTCCATACCACGATTGATAGCGTGGACCTTACTATTGCTTTTACCGTGTGTAAAGTAGATATTCGGATCCCTTTGCAGTTCGAGATAATGGGTACTATTCAGCGTTACATCATCATCGTCATCAACCGTTATACCGATAGTGTAATCTGCTTTGTGTGAGTATGCTTTTATTGTGGCAATGGCAGCAGTCATTTTTGTTGGCCTACTGCGAGTGGCAAAGTTGTAGTGTATTTTCATGTTTTCGGCTCTGGTCATACAAAGATAACAAAATTCTTTGCTGAAATCAATCTGCAAGCGACATTTATGTTTTCCACACCCTGAACAAAGTTTCTCAATCGGCAATGGGAGCTGAATTTGGGTCGGGAATAATTTGTATAATGGTTTGGACCGGTTGCTGAATGTCCGCCTCTACTTTTGTCGGGATGAGTTTCGATGCTAGGCGATAGAACTCTGTTGGGTTTGTCTTTGCCCATGCAGTCAGGTTATGCTGATCATCTTCCTGCAATAAATCGAAAGCGGTAGCGAAATGCTCCCGTATTGTTTTGGTAACCTTGTTGGGGGTTCCTTTGGGTCTACCATTGGGGTTGTTAGTATGTCCTTTCTTTGGCACGTTGTACTTACTTGTTGTTTACAAAGTTACCCATAAGCATCCGAAAGTACCAAATTTGCACAAAGTTGCACCATATTTGCAGTCAAAACCTTCATAACTCATTGAGTATCAGTCAAAGTTGCAAATTTGCAGTATTTTTGCACCCCACGTATATCTATATAAGGATTAGTATATTAGCATATATAGAGATATAAAATTATTATTACTTGAAATTTGCGCAAAAGTGCAAATTTGCCACCATACGCTATGATTATCAATGGTTTGCATATTTGCAGTGGGTGCAATTATTGCAAATTTGACTGCAATTTTAGGCAATTTACCCGAAGTCACGGCATAAAAAAACCCCCGATTAAGGGGGTGAAGGTTTAGGACTGATTCCAAAGTGTGGGATGTGATTTGTCAAGTTTGGTCTTGGCAAAACCAAATTCAGCAATATCTTTTTTTACCTGCTTTTCTTCTTCCAACCATTTATTAGCTTTCATCCAAAAGTCCTTTTTAATCTCAAAACCATAGCCTTTACGGTTTAATCTTTCAGCAGCTATGAGAGTTGATCCGCTACCTGCTACCGGGTCGATTACAACATCGCCGGGGTCGGTAAATATCTCTATTAAGTTTTTTAATAGTTCCACCGGTTTTTGAGTTGGATGTATTTTTTCGCTCTCGTTATCTCGTGGCCAGTCAATGCAGTTAAATATCATTTTACCGTTGTTTCTGAATTTTGGCAGTCTATCACGGTAAAGAACTAACCCATATTCGCAGTTACCCACTATTTTCATATTTGCTTTAAGTACTTGCGCTGAAAAGTTTTTTCTAAATACTAAATTGATGTAATTGTTTAAGCCATACCTTTTTGCAAGTTCAATTAGATACATTTGCTGATCAAATGCGCAAAAAATAATCATGCATGGTGCTTCGCTTTTTTGCCTTTTTTCACCTTCTACTTTTTCCTTTTTTGGCTCTGCCCGGAGCATTGTAGAGCAAAAGTGCATAAACTCTGCCGGCCTAAAATCTTCATCCGTGTCAAAGAATGACTTTCCTGCAAGTTCGCTTTCACCGTTTGAATTATTACCGTCTTTGTACCATGCAGGGTTAGATGCATAGGCATTGTTACCTAAATTGTACGGGATGTCTGCAATAATTAACTGTGCTTTTGGAATTGCATAGCTTTTGTAATTTTGGAAATGGTCTCTGTAGATCATGTTTTTTGTTTTATTGGTTTGTTATTGGTTACATCTTTTCATAAACTCCATGTGCGATGCGCTTAAACATTCGCTGAAAATCTTGCCTTCGCATAGCATC